TGTTTAAATTGTTGTGCGTTTGTTATAGCCATTATTCGTCCTTGTCAGAAGATGCACCGATAGTTGGTATCTTTGCAACTTTAATTTTTACAGTTCTAGTTATATGTTCTCTTTGTGTATCAGTATCTGGATTGTTAATATCGTCTTCTGCTTCTTGATCTGAGTTATATTCTTGATTAGTTTCTTTATTTTTTAAAATTATCTCAGCTTCGCATTTAACAACCGGTACTTTTTTACCGTCTATTTCTACGTATTCTACTGTTCCTTCTTCTATAAATGCCATATATTAATCTCTATTTATTTGTAGCACAGAAATAACCATATGTAACCTATTTCCTGTGGCTGCGGTTGCTTTTAAAATTTCACCTTCTTGCATTATAAGTGGTTGTGATAATAACTCAACTGTTTCATTAGCAGAAATTGCCTTTGTTTTAAACAAATTAAATACTGCTGCTCCAGCAGTTAATGTTATTGATATACTATCAGCATTACCAGAGTCTTCTGACACTAAAATAGATTTAATAATACTAGTAGTTGCAGTCGGCCCTGTATAAACAGTCGTATTTGATGTATCTGTAAAATCTATTTTTGAGTTTGTATATATATTAGCCACCGATAAACCAAGAGATTCTCTCTTGCTCCTGTTTTAGTTCGTCTAGAAACGTAGAATTTAATTGTTCTTTCATTAATCCTAGAGCTCTGTTAATTTGTTTTTGGTTAGATACGTCATACTCTTGTTTTGGTTCTGGTATTCTTACATTTATTTTAGCCATTATCTTCTACCATCCGGTTGTATATCTACTCTAAAAGTTCCAAATCTCCATGACTCACTAGTAGCATCATTTTCTATTTTAAAACTACAAAATCTACCACGTGCTCTTGTGTCTTTTTTTGTAGTAGAAGATGTAATAGTAAAAGGACTATATACACTAGTAGTTGTTGATTGTTGAGGATATCTTTTTACTCCAATAGTTACTTTAGCATTACCTAATAATGTTTTAAAATCTGGCACAAATCTTCTAACCGCAAGAAATGCTTCTCCTGCAACTTTAGGTCCAGATGCTTTGCCTTGTGCATCTCTTTGTCTTTGTTCTAAATCAAAATCAAAAGATTGTATAAATGATGGTATTGTAGTTGTTGTACCATTAGGATTAACTTGATCTGTACCTACTTCATGTTCAAAATATGTTGTTTGTCCTAAACCTGTTTCACCTACGATTGCAGGAAATGTTCCTGTTGCTGTGCTATTATATTTAGTAGCATATGGATTAGGATATATAGTTGCATCCATCCAACTTGTTCTAGCTTCTGTACCTGTATACCAAACACCACCAGGTATACCTGCTGACTCACCAAAATTAAATATAACATATTTGTTATTAAAATCAGATGTTGCACTTGGATAACTCCAAGTTATTTCTGTGTATAAATTATTTAAACCTGCTGAAACTTGTTGACCTTTTGTAGTATCAAAATTATCAAACACACTATCTTCAACAGTACAAGATAAAGATTTTACTGTACCGTCAAACATAAAGAAACCTTTAGGACTTAACCAAAATGCAGCTCCATCTATTTCTACAACAGCGTTTTGTCCAATTAATCCACAGTTAGTACCTACTTGTTCAAAACCAAATGTAAAAGGAGAACCAATAAATTTCATTGTATACAATGCATTGTCTGTCCATATCAAAATAACTTCTTTTGCTTTTAATGCTCCAACAATTTTTGTACCATCTTGTAGTCTTTGTGTACCAGCTGTATTAGTTGCTGATGGTGCATAAGTATTTATTGCTTCTTGGTCCGAGAACCTAATAAACATATCGTCTTGTGTTTGTGAATTACCTATAGTTGTTTCTGTTCCTAAATGAATTAAATGACGTGTTGTAGGAGATATTAATGTAACTCTTGTTTTAGTTGGATTATTTGTAGTTTCAAAACCTGATGTAGTTGTTGATGCTCTTGTTGTTAATCTAGCACCAATAGCAGAGTTCCATGTAAATGTTTTACCATTTAATATTGTTGCAACTAAAACTTCACCAAAATTACTTAATGACCAAAGACCTGGTTCTAATGTAACATCAGATGCTGCAGCTGCTTCACCCCAGTTACCATTACCGTATGGGTCCATACCCCAACCATAACCATAAGTTTGTTCTCTTGGTCCAACATGCTCATATGGTATTACACTTAAACTACCACCTGTTGATACAGTGCCTGTTGCATTGCTTGCTTGATTAATTGTAAATGTACCTGTAGTAGGCACACCTATTACTTGAAATTTTTTATCTTCAAATTGTGCATCATTAAAACCTGTACCACCCGGTAATGTAACACTATCTAATTGTACAACGTCACCAACTTGTAAGCCATGTGTTGCTTTTGTAATTGTACACGTAGGTGAACCATTTGTAGTTGCAATTGTTGCAGAAGTTAATGTAGCTTTGACAGGTGTAATATCATACAGTTGTCCTTCAAAATATAATAATAAAAATTTATCTGTTCCAAGGGCCACGTACCTATTACCGTCATTGTCAACAAATGCGTGTTGTTTTCTAACTACACCTACAATTGTATCAGTAATAAGAGAAGACCAACCACCAACTTTTTCTGGTAGACCATATCTAAATCTAACATTATCAGAATCTACCCATCGGTTTTCTGCTCCGACTTCTGTATCTTGTTTGTCAATTCCTGGTTTAAATTTAAACTCAACGAGAGCCATCAGTAGCTCCTATATTTTATCTTTGTAAGCCCAACCTCTAGTCGCACTTACGTAAACTAAAGTAAATGCTGCACCATTTACATTGACTACTAAGTTTGATGCTGAGCCTAAAATGTTGGAACCATTTCTGCCTATGGTTAAGTTGTTAGAATTAAAATTACCTGCTGCTCCACCACCATCTATAAAATGTACTTCTGCGCCAACGGAAGGAGATGAAGGTAGGGTTATTGTTACTGGTGATGCACTTGTGTCTACTATTACTTGATCATTAACAACTGCAGTGTAAGTACCATTAGTTGTTATATATCCTCGTTCAACAATACTAGAATTTACATTTGTGCCGTCAGAATATAATACTGATTTTGATGCAACTGGTAATGATATACCTGTTCCTGATACAGTTTTAAATGTTAATGTATATCTACTAGTTGATCTGTTTGTTGCATCTTCTACAACGTAAACTCTTTCTATAGAATCTGGAACTGTAACAGTTCTGTTAGCTGCTAATGTTCCTGTTAATTTTAAATATAAATTTTTACCATTAGATGTTGCACCATTACTAACTGCTAATGCTTGATCTGATGATGCTACATCAATAGATATATATCCTGATGATGCTTGTTCTAATTGTTGTAAGTTGGTGTTAGTTATAGTACCCCAGGTACCTGACTTTTCACCGGTAGTCATTAATTCTAGTTTTAAATTACTCGAGTATGTTGATGCCATAATTCTCCTATGGGTTAAGTGGATCTATTGGGACCCACGTTTGCCCTGCGTTTGGATCTATTGGGTTCCATGATACCACAGAAACCGTACCTAATGCAAGGTTAAATCTATTGCCAGTTGGTTGAACTCCTGAACCTATTGTTGTGTTTCCAACAGCAATATTGACTCTTTGGCCATTAGCTAAAACAACTACATTCTGTATTCCTACACCTGCAAAAGTTGTTGATGAAAATGATGTTGCTCCAAAAAACATATTATATCTCCGTCCAAACTTGGTTAGCGTTCATTGGGACTGCTTCCCACTGTCTGATTAATATGTCAGATGTACCAATGTCAAAACTATTACCTGATGGTAAAGCTTTTGCTTTAGCTATAACTGTTACATTACCAGTAGTTATATTAACTCTTTTTCCAGTAACAATAGCTGTTGCATTTGCTTTAGCTGTAACATCCCCTATTGCTAAATCAAAACCATTACCTGTAACAGATAAATTACATTTACCTATAATAGTTACATCACCTGTTGCAAGGTCTAATCCTTGACCTGTAATAGGTGGTTTAGATCCTGCTTTTACTATTACTGTTCCGTTTGCTAATTCAAATGCATTACCTGTAACTGGTACATTTTTTGGTATAGAAGCTTCTGCATTACCAATACCTAATTCTAATGCATTACCAGTTAATGCTTGTCTAGCTTTAGCAACAATAGTTACATCACTTGTACCAATATTAACTCTTTTACCAGTAACCGATACATTAGCTTTACCAATAATAGTAGAGTCACCAACAGATACATTGATCCGTGATCCAAGGACATTGACGAATGCGTTAGGATTAAAGCCTACATCTGAAAATGCAGCTGAGGCGAAGGGTGTTGCGCCAAAATACATGTGAGGCTACCTGCCCGTTGCCGGAATATTATTAGTTCCTACTAATGGTGCTGATGCAAATGCCATGTAAATATATGCTCCACCATTTGTGTTTAAATCTCCATTATCTTCTCTTATTTTTATGCCATTACTTAAAAAATCAACATCATTTGAAGATGTACCT